AAAGGTTCTATTGAAGATATGTATATCGATATGAGTGGTAGTGCTGTTGTTTTATCTGTTTTATTAGGATTAATAGAATTAAATGTTAAAAAAAATATTGTTGTCGCTTTACCAATTGCTGAAAATATGATTGATGGTAAAGCATATCGTCCTTCTGATATCTTAATTAGTCGTAAAGGTATTAGTGTTGAAATTAGTAATACTGATGCGGAAGGAAGATTATTAATTGCGGATACAATGACTTATATACAAGATATGTATAAAATAAATTCTATCATAGATATCGCGACATTAACTGGTGGAATTGTAACTGCTCTCGGAGAAAGTATTGCAGGAATATTTGGAAATTATGAAGCAAATGATATGATTAAAGAATTAATCAAAGCAGGTAATTATAAATATGAAAGATGTTGGCATTTACCAATTTTAGATGAACATATTGAAAGTTTAAAAGGCAAAGAAAGTGATATTAATTCAATGGGTAACTTTAATGGAGCACAAGCATCGGTAGCAAGTGCCTTTTTAAGTCAATTTATTAATGATGATATCAAATGGGTTCATATTGATATTGCTGGACCATCTTCATTGAAATATATTGATAATTGGCAATATAAATCAGGAACAGGATTTGGTGTAGGTCTATTATTACAATATTTAATTGAAAATTAATAAAATATAATATATAAGAATGCCACCTAAAAAATCAACACCTAAAAAATCTACTCCTACACCTAAACCAATTGAACCAATTGTTGAAGTAAAACCAAAAATTAAAATAGAAAGTAAAAAATCTACAACATTAGAAGAACTAGTAAAATATAATTTTATTGATATTAAACCATACTTTGTAGATAATTTATTTCCACACGATAAAAAAATATTAAGTATATTAAATCATCCTTATCCATTATTAACTTATGATTTATTATATGTTTTGTTTGAAAATGTTTATAAATATATTGAAATAGAAGATTCAGATATAGAATTTGGATTTTTTACAAGAGTAATGGATGGTGATGTAGAATTTAAAAGAGTTTATATAGATTTTAGAGATTTTATGGATGAAAGAAATTATAACAATCCTAATTACGAAACACTTAGAAGAGAACATTATGATAAATTATTTAAAATGGAAGAAAGATTAGATCAAAAATTACAAAATACATATATTTATAAAACTAATGAAAAAAAAGCATTAGAAATAGTAAGATTTAATCACAAAGTAATTACTGATATGAATTTTGGTAATAATAATTTTTTTAATAAAGAAAAAGAAAAACAAAACTTTGTTGAATTAATACAATGTTATGACAAAGATACAAAATTATATAAAAAATTACAAATGAATTTATTAAAAAATAGTGATACAGGAACTTTTAAAAGATTACATAAATATTATTATTTTTTAATGTATTATTTCCAAAAAAAATTAACAATCCAACCAATCAATCAATATTATCAAATAATGTTTTTAAATTTATTTAGAAAACTTAATTACAAAATTAGTATATTAATATCAAAAATTTTAGATTATAATATATCAAATTATTTAAATAATATAGTTGTTAATTATGAATTATTAAAAACTAGACATCGTAATTTTAAAGAAATTATATATGGAAAAACACCAACAAGTAAAGATGCCGATTATTTACAAATTAATGGTATAATACCATTTGCTAAATATCTTGTTAAACAAAAATCAAAAGGATTAGATGTTGATAAAATGAAAGTTATTGAAATGTTTGAGAATTTATATAAAGATTTTATTAATACAATTGTTGGTGAAGAAGATACTGAAAAAATAATCAAACAATTTATTCAATCTTATAATAGTTTAATCAATATTATCGAACCCAATGAAATTACAAATACAGATGTTTATAATAGATTTATTAGAGTTTTTAATAAATTTGATAAAGATATTCGTAATATTAGTGAAGTAAATGTAACATCCGTGTTAGGAGGAGGTAAAAATAATTTAGAGGCATCAGGTTCAACAACAAAATCATTTAAAAATATTTCATTAGAAGAAGCATTAGTTAAAAAAGAAATTCGTAATAAAAATTCTTATAGTAGATTTTATACACCTGAAGATTTGACAAAAACTTTACTATATGGTTCCCAATTTTATTACGATAATGTTAGATTAATTGAAGAGATAAAACAATGGGATGATATTATTATTACAAATAATCAAGAAAAAGAATATGAAAAATTAGATAAAATAATTGTTCGTGGTTCTAAAGAACGAAAAAAATTAGTTGATATTGAAATTGGAAAATTAACATTAACTTTTCCAAAGTATATTTCAATTAGTGATGAAAGATATAAAATAATTATTGATAGTATTGATAATATATTTGATTTAAATTTAGATTTTAAAATACAAGGTGAAAAACCAATGATACAATCAAAAAATGTCATTATTAGTAAATTTGACTTTGAAGGAAAAATATTGAGTATATTTGATTTTACAATTTATCGATTTAAAAAGTTTTTATTAAAAATAGTTTCATATTTTATCAAATTTGTATTAAGTGTTTTAAAATTATTTAATGAAACAATAATGGATGAAGCAAAGTTATATAAATTAAAAAAAGAAAATATTGAAGAATTACAAATTGAAATGCGTGAGAATTATTTTATATCTGATAAAAAACCAACTAACGAAATTTATGATGATATTTTAGTTCAAATATTTATGAGAACAATATTGCCAATTTTTACTATGAGTAAAGAAAAAAATGTTAGAAGTAATTTTTATTCATATAATGAAATTTGTAATAATATAATGTATAAAAGTGTGAGATATCGAATGGATATAGATTATAATAATAATTATAATTTTTCAAAATTAATGAATGAATTAAATTATTATAGAAACACTTTGTTTTCTATAAATTTTATTGAACGAAATGTATTTAATAAACAAAATAATGTAGAAATACAATTAACCCAATACATTGAATTTTTAATTATTAATAGTGATAGAATACAACAATTAAAATCAAAGTCGGTTAATAGTTTATTAAATCTAAATAGAGAAACACAAATTAATAGAAAAATTGTTAGATTAAATGAAAAAGATGATATTAATGAATTAGTTGAAGATATTTTGAATGTAGAAATATTAATGAATAATAATTCGACAACTTTAACAATAAATGAGTTAGTAAAAATACAAAATAATAGTTATAATTATTTTTATCATTTGTTGAAAACAAACAAATTAAATTTGAATTATAAAAAATTAAATCAAAATTTTTATCAAAGTTTATTTATTGTTTTACAAAAACATTTACACGATGAATTTATTTATAATATATGTATACCAATTGTGTTTATATGTTTATTTGAAATTAGTAAGTCAGATCCGCCAATGATAATAAATGGACGAATACATATTGAAAATTTATTTTTTGAATTACGAAAGAATTTAAATTATGAAAAAATAGATAACTTTGTGTTTATTTTAGAAAAAGATGTTATTAATGTATTTTTATTTATTTTATATACAGAAGTGTTATTTAATAATGTAAATACCTGTGGTAATACCTGTGGTAAAAATAAAATAGATTTTGATAGTAATTTATTAAAACAATTTTATAAATATTTATTTAAAGGAAATACTTTGACAAGATTACAAATTGAAGCAAATGTTGAATTTATACCTTGGGATATATTCACTCAAAGATATTATTTATATGATAGGGTTGAACCAGTAATGGAACAAGTTGTGGAACAAGTTGCGGAACAAGTAGTTGAACAAGTAATTACTCCAGTTGTTGCTCCAATTATTGAACCTGTTATAGAAATAATTGTAGAACCAACAATGGCAAAGATAATAGAACCAGTTATTGAACGAGTAGTTGAACCGATAATGAGAAACAAAATTGTAACACCAATTGAAGTGACAAAAATAAATGATCCATATTTATTTTTAAAAGATGAAAAAACAAATATTAATGAATTAAGTAGAAGTATAATTAATAATTGGAAAATAGTATCTAGTAAAGATATTATTAGAGAAGAAAATGAAAGAAATAAAAATGCCAAATTATTATTAAATCGTTTTACAAATGTGATAAAAAGAATTCAAATATATAAGAATAAAACAATTAGTAGATTAATTAATGAGAAATTTAAAGATATATATACATTTTTATATTCACGAGATATTCATTATACAATTTTGAAATATAGTATTAAAGATATAACAAAGTATTATACTTGTGGAGCATATACACATATAACTTTGAAAATATGTCAAGAAAAAATGCCAATAGGAACAATTAGTATATTTGATGGGTTGTTAAGTCAAATATATATAGGATTAAGTGTTAGTGAAAAAAGTTCGATTAGTTATATAACATTTCATTATGGATTATCAAATTTAAAAAATGAAGTAAATGGGATGATACCAAATTGTTGGATAACGATATTATTAAATAAAAAAAAGAAAAGTTTTACAATAAATTTAGAATATTTGTATTTAAATTATCCAAGTTATATAGAATTTATAAATAATTTATATAGTTTGTTTATCGAATATACAAAAGAGAATGAGATGAATTATTATTATGAACCAAGTTGTATGAAAAAAGAAAGTGAGATGAGATTTATAGAAAATATAGAAATAATGTAGTTATTATTAATAAATATATATATAATAAATATATATATAAATATAAAATGCCACCTAAAACAAGTAAAGCAACAGCACAACCAAGTGTTAGTTGTAAATTAATTGATGAGACAAAGATACCATATTATCGTGATGATATAGATACGTATTTTAGAAATAGTATTTATCCTAATGTAGAAAACTTTATTAAAATAAAAAATAATATAACATTAGTAAGTTGGGATTTGATATATGAATTTTTTTTAAAAATTTATCAAAATATAAATATAATTGAAAAAAATGCAATGTTTGAATATTATTCAAAAATGAAAACTGAATTTAAAAAACAACATGAAAAGTATATATTAGAATTAGAGTTATTAACTAAAAAAAGAGAAGAATTAATGAAGGAAAGAAACGTAATTTTATCAAAAATGTTATTTGAAAAAAAAATCAGTGAGTCACAATATCAAAAAAATTTAGATTTATATTCTACAAAATTAGATAAAGAATATTCACCTAAATATACAATTAAATTATTTGATTACTATCGTTCTGTAGAACAAGATTTAGGTATATTAAATTTATATAATATAAATGAAGATAGTGCGACTGATATTATCATATTTATTCATAATATAATCATTGATACATCTATGGGTAAAAATAATTGGAAAAATGTAAAATTACAAGAATTAAGTGAAATAATTGATATAGAATATAGTGAATTCAAAGATACTAAGTTAATAGATGTAGAAACATTATTATTAAATAATAATTTAAAACTAAATGTTTTTGCTAATCTTAAAAAGTATTTTTATTATTGTATGTATTTATTTCAAACTAAATTACAAAATAGTGTAATTAGTCCATATTATCAAATAAAATTTTTTGAATTATTCAAAAAAATAAAACAAAAAATTACACTAAATATTATAAAAATATTTGATAATCGAATTTTTAAAGTATATAATGATAAATTAAATTATGATATATTTGATAGACAAAATTTTATGACAAAAATTAAAGAAAGATTTGAAAGTTTTATATATTTCAATAAAGTAAGAGATATTGATACTTTGAAATCAATTATAGAAGAATTAAATGATGGTATATTAACAAGAGATGATGAAATTATAAATGAAAGAATACAAAAAATATTCGCTCAATTTTCATATATTTTTAAAGATATATTTAAATTAGATGATAAAACAATTGATATTTATACTTCATTAATAAAGTTATACAATGTATTAATATATGTTTTAGAAACAAATAGTCAATTTTCATCCAATAAATTGTATAATCGTTTTTTAAAAATTATTAATGATTTTGATGGTTTAGAAATAGATGTTAGTTTTCAAGAATTAAAAAAAAATGTAGAAACACATTTTAATAAACCTGGAACTAGTTTAGAACATAGCAAAGAGAGTTCTAAAAAATCTTCAAATAAAAGTGTATATAAAATATCACAACAAATTGCTCAATCAAATAATGAAACAATAAAAAGTCATAGAGAAAAAATGATGAAATTTTTTAGAAATTTTCAATATTGTGATTTTATTAATGCAAATAATTTTACTAAATCGCAAATAATAGGAATAGCAATGTATACTGATAAAATATCATATTTAGAAGGTTTAGAGAGATTGCCTTTTGAAAATGATGATATATATGATGAACAATGGTATATGGATATGGAGAAAGAACTTTTTATAGGAAAAACTCCTCAAGAATTGTATTCATCATTAGATTTAGGAAATAATTTAATAGTAACTATTCCTAAATATATTAAATTAAGTGATGAATTATATAGAAAATTTGGTGTTGAAACTAAATTAGAAGAAGGTGGAATTCATTTTTATGACGAAAATGATTTACATATTAGTTTATATGACTTTTTATTGTTTCATTTTAAAAGTTATATAGTAAGTTTTACTGCTTATATGATAAAATTTATGTTAGAATTAATAGATTATTATAATGGTTTAATTAAAAATCCTAATAATAGAATTAAAATAGAAACAAGATTGTTGTCTAAAATTACTACTGAAAATAAGGTTGATTTATTATTTTATAAAATATTTAATAATGACCTTCTTTTGATATCTAAAAATCTTATATATGGAATTAAACATAATGAAATGAAAATGTTAGAAAAAACAGACCCACAATACCAAGTAGTATTTAATACAATGATTGATTCAAGAGCATATAATGATGTAATTTATTTATTGTTAAATGAAGAATATATACAAAAAAAATTAACAAAATATTATGATGGTAATTATAATTTTTCAAAATTAATTAATGAATTTAATAAATTAAAATATGATTACTTTGATGTTATATTTTTGGCACTAAATGATAGATATACGAATATATATGATTTAGGTGTAATAAATTTTACAAATTATGTTCGTTGTTATTTACAATATTTGATTAAAAATCAAGAAAATATCAGTAAAACATTTGACACAAAAAAAGTGAATAAAACAAAAAAAAAAGTAATTAGAATAAAAGTTGAAGATACAGATTTAGAAAAAGAGAGGAAAAATTTAATACAAATTAGCAATAGTTTAAATCAAACATTTAATAATCAAAATAGTAAACAAATTGATGTGAATAATATTGAAATAGTCAAAGATAGAACTTATAATATTATATATTATTTAATGTTAAAAAATAAATATTTTGCGTTTGATATAAATTTAATTGATACAGAATTACTAACAAATATTATCTTATGTTTACAATTAAATTTACATAATGAATTTATATTAAATATTGTATTTCCACAATTATTTAAATTATTTTACAATTTGAGTATGGAAGAAAATTCAAAAATGAATAAAAAATTTAAAATAATGATTGATACATATAATTTTGCTTTATTCGATCGAATATTTTTATTAAATATACCATTAATTGAATATCAAAAAATATTTGTTGAAGAATTATTAACAAAAGTTAGAGATATAAAAAAATCATATTATATATCAGATTTTCTTTATAAAAAAACTGATATTAGTTTAGATGATACATTTATTAATATTATATTATACATATATTATTCAAAATATATATTTACACCATATACAAAAACTAATTATTGGAAAAAAAATTCATTAATTTTATTAAATAATTATAATACATTTTATGATTATTATTTTAAACATTTTGAAAAAACACCAAAAAGTAATTTTCAATTAGAATTAGTCAATTTACCAAAAAGAGAATTTGAATTACGATTATTAATAAAAATCGAAAAACCAAAGGAAACGCCTAAAAAACCAAAAGGTGTTGTTGAAACAATTACACCTGTTGTTCCTATTGAAGAATTAAATAATCGTTCAATGGTTGCTGGTCCATCAAGTGCGATACAATCTAATATACAACCAATTAATGTAGGAAGAGTTGTAATTGATGAAAGAAGAATTATTGATACGACAACCGATGAATTGTATATGAATTTATTAGATGAATTATATGATCTAAATAAAAATAGTAAAGAAATATTAAAATCTTGGAAATTGATTGATAAGAAAATTTATAATTATAAAGAAAATCCTCATCGTTATAAAATCGATAACATGAAATTATTAGATAGAGATAAAAGAATATTTAAATCAATGTTGATTTATAAAAACAGATTTTTAAGCAGACGTGTTTATGAAAAATTTGATATTCTATATACATTTTTGCAAATAAATGATGTTCATTATACGTCAATAAAATATAGTATCAGTGAAAAAGATATTACTAAAACTTGTGGTGCTTTTACACATTTAACATTAAAAATATGTGATGATAATACACCAAAAAGTTTTTATAAATATTTATTATCAAATTATGAAAATGAATTTAGTGAAAGACCTGATTTAATGAGAAAAGTTGAATATATATATTTACATTATGGATTATCAGATGTTCGTAGTGAACATTATGGTTTAGAACCAGGATTATGGATAAATATAGAATTTGAAAATCCTGAAATAAAATTTAGATCAAAAAATATACTAACTAAAAATATTAATAAAGAATATAAAAATATAATTGAATTTATACATAATTTATATATGTATTTTATTGAATTTGTTAAATTTAATAATTATACATATTATATAAAACCCAATTGCACTACAAAAGAAATTAGATTTATCACTAATAAAGAATTATTAGTATAAAATAATTACGCCAATGGCGTAATTATTTTATTATTTTCCGAACAACCTGAATCGAACAGGTGACCTAAGGATAACAATCACTTCTACAGTCCTCCGCTCTGCCAACTGAGCTATGTTCGGTTACATAAATATAGAAAATTAGTTTTAAATAATTTTATTTATTATGCCTATGGCATAATAAATAAAATTTTTGAAAAAATTTATTCATTACGCCTACGTCGTAATGAATAAATTGTTTTAAATTAAAATAAATCATTAAAATCGCTTTAAGCGATTTTAATGATTTATTTTTCTTCAAAGAAAGCACAATAACAAAAAACTTTGTTTTTTGTTATTGTGGATTTATTTTCACTCAACGAAAATCAAAAATT